CTTTTGTCTGCTAGGGATAATGCACTAGTTTGTAATCCTTCTATAGTAGGAACTTGATAAGAATCTAAATTATCTAAATCGGGAATGTATTGAGCAATTAATTCACCTTCTTCTTCACCAAATGATCTTCGAACAGTATCAATTAATTTTTGACGTTTTTCAGATATCTTTCCAAGTTGTTTTTCTGCAGAAACAGCTGCAGAATGTAAGGATGTTCCTATAAATGGAATCATTAAAAAAGAATCAACAATAATAGCTCCATCATCTCCTTCAGCAAAATGTAACATATTATTGAATACGATTAAAACAGATGAAATCATTGTAGCTATTAATCCACTAGCAGGACCTACTACTGGTAATTCATTAGCTATATTTTCAATAATGGTAACATTCATAGGGATAATTTCAGTAATTGAATCTAAAACAATTCCATATATTTCCCCGAGTTCATAATCTTCACGAATATGTTTAAAAATTTGGAGATTTTCTTTTAAATCTGTAATATTATCTGTAAAATCTTTTAATACATCTGGTTGCCATTGATAAATCCATCCTAAAAATTGTCTAAACACATTATTTAATACTGGATATTTAGATTCACCGCCACGCATTACAGACATTTCAAATATTTTTTCAGCTTCTTCATCAGTAAATAAAGGTTTATCATTCGAAAGAATATTTGCTTGTAAATCTTTAGCTGATTCGAATTTGTTTAATTTTATATATTCATATACGTTTAAAAATCTTGTTACTATTTTTGCAAATTTAGGATTCTTTGATTGTTTTAAGACATATTTATATATTTTTAATTCTTCAGGATTATCTGTATTTTCTTCTAAATTCCAAGCCATTACTTTATATACTTAAAATATAAATGTCAGTAAAACAAGATGATTTTAAAGTTATTGAATGGTCTACACAATTAGAAGATATCTTAGCTCAAGAAGGCGAAAGATGTAGAGGATTAGCATGGTTACATATTCGTGCTGAAGCTGCTACGTCAAAATATAATACGTATGTTCAAGTTCCAGTTATTGTATTATCTACCTTAGCAGGAACTGCATCTGTAGGTTCAGCAACATTATTTGGTGGTGGACCAGCATCTTCTATAGCTATTGGTCTAGTATCTATTGGTGTTGGAATTTTAAATACGTTAGGAGGATTTTTTGCTTTTGCTAAGAGAACAGAAGCTCATCGTATAGCACATCTAAATTATTCTAAACTTTCATCAAAAATTAGTATTGAACTTTCCTTACCAAGAGATGAACGTATGTTACCTGAACCTTTCTTAGTAAATATTCGTGAAACAATGGAACGTATGGCAGAAACTACACCTATGTGTCCTGAAGAAATTATTGCTGAATTTAATAAAAAATTTAAAGGACATTCAGATGAAGATATTGCCTTACCAGTTGAAACAAATGGATTACATAAAATAAAAATTTATAGAGGTTCTACTCGTGTAGATACGCCGTTAGATACGCCTATGGAAGATGCACAATCTGGAATAACTATTCGAATGAATTAAAACTTCCATGGTTTTCCACATTCCAAACAAGTAACAAATGTTGTCATAGGTTCATCAGCAGAACGAGTTTGCATTTGATAATAATCACATTTAGATTTCTTTTTACATCTTGAACAAAATAGATATAAAGAAGCACTAGAAGATTTAGAATACAATTTAATTTCAGCTTCCATCATTTTATTAATTGAATCTTTCCACAGATGTGGAGACATTTCTTCAGCAGACATATTAACAAATGTTTTTGCTGAAAGTTCATTAGAATTTAGTTTAGAAGCCCAATCAGTTTTTAAATTTTCATAAATTGAAATTGCCTTACTTCTATAAGTATTCCAAAATATTTTATTAGACCAATCTACATCAATACAAGAATTCTTACATAGTTCAACTACATATTTCAAAAGTTCTTCTTCTACTTCTCTAGGTTGATCTAACAATTCTTGAAAATTTTGAATAACTTTATCACGTATAGGACATTCAACAAATACATTTTTAGTTTTTACAATTATAGGTTTAGAACTTACAGGACGAATAACTTCTTCAATTTCTTCTTCTTCTTCTTCCTCTTCTTCATCAGATTCATTAAATGTCCATTCATGATATAGAGATTCATAATCTTCAACTGTCAAATCCATATATGAAGAAGCGTCTTTTTGATAATCATCTTGTTCAGATTGACTTAGAAGTGCAACAATATTTCCAGAAAATGTTTCTTCATCCAAAGGTGATGGAAGCATGTGTTGATTTGCATCATCTTCATTTTCAGATATACAGGCAAAGATAGAAATATGTGTTTCATTCAAAGGATGACTAATATTGCCTTGAAATTGATATAGAGGATTCTTATACTTTTTACGAATCCATGCTAATACATCATCACTTTTAATATTAACTTGACTTAACAAACCATTTGAACTAATAACAATTCCAAGAACCATATTTGTATTTTGTATAATTATGAGTTCAAAATGTAAATTCCATTTTAAAACAACGATCATCCTAATAAATAAAGAGATGTCTTACGTGCCCCCTTCTATGCGCAACAGAATGGTTAAAACAGCTGATCAAAAACTAAATGAGCAAATGGAACTTGTAGCTCAAAAACCAGATAATGTATTTCCACATTTGTGTGCAACATTTTATAAGAAATCTGATCATTCATTTATTGAAAAAGCTGAACAATGGAAAAAGCAGAAAGATGATCTAGATATTTCATTGAAAGTTGAAGAAGAAATGAATAGTCGAAGACATCGGCGTATGGAAGCAGAAAAGGCAGAAATGGATTATGATAATAAGTTTAACATTCTTCCTAAAAAACGTCCACAAATTATTACTGCCACACAGATTGAACCTGAAGTAAAAGGTGATTGGACTGATCCATATGCTGCAAAACGTCGTAAGAATTCAAAATATAATCAACGAAAAGAGATTAAGAGAATTCAACGTCTTGAACGTGAAGAACTATCTTCTGAAGAAGAACAAGTTGTAGAAATTGTAGAAGAATCAGAAACTATGTGGAAGGAATAGGTAGTTCAGGAACACTTGGAAGTGGTCTAGTTCTAGGTCTTGTTAAGAATGTAAACCATCCAATAGTCCAATTGTAAATAATTCCTGGAAGACGTAATAAAAATTCCCATAAATCTCCTAAAGTATCACGAGTCCATGAAGAAGCAGGTCTAATAAATTCTGTGCTGAATGGAGATGATTTAGCAGTATTATATCCATAATAACATCCTGCTGCAATTGCTACAAGCATAAACCAAAATTCCACAGTTCCTACATAACCTCCATTAGAATCTATATGTTTTCCTAAAGCTTTTTTTCCTTTTCCTAATAAAGTTGTTGGTTTTGTTTCATCTTCTACTTGTTTACTTTTTAAATCTACGCGTGAACCACCTGCACTTACTGAAGGCATTGATGTGCCTCCAGTAGGTTTCAGACGCAAATACATTTTTCCATCATTTGGCATAACTCCTGAAAGATTTTGAGTATCATTAAAAAAAACATCTCGTGAACCTTGTGCAGTTAAACTTCTTGATCCAGCTTCAGCATTTCTAACTAAATATGCAAAATCACCAACATCTATATTAATCATAGTTTTAAATACTACCCATTCACATGGTGAACATGGTGGAACTACAGTTGAACCATTATAAGTATAGTAAGGTGATGTAGGTGGAACCATCATAGATAAACTCCAGTCTTGTAATTTAATTGGTGTATCACCTGTAGGTAATCCATAAGGAACAAATTGTTTAAAAAATGTATATGATGAAGTTTGTGAAGGATTTGCTCTAAATAATGAAGAAACACATAATAATTCACCAGTTGGTTTTTTAAATATTGCTGTAACTTCACCATCAGCTTGAACACCTTCTAATGTATGATGAGAAGGATGATTTACAACTAAAGCTTGACATACATATGATTCACCTCTAAATTTGCATGAACCTAATCCAGAAGTATTTGTTAAAATCATACCTTCATCTGATATACTAACTGTAGCTTGACTAATATATCCATCATCCATAACTAGATCACAAGTTACTTCACAAGGTTTAGCTGAACTTTGAGATAAATTGATAGGGCTTTGATTTGCGGATAAACATTGTGGTGGCCATGTAGTCTGAGATGAGAATAAGCTCATTTGTTTTAATTACAAACAAAACTTATCCATAGAATAAATGGATAGTGGATGGATTGCATTTACAGTTTTAATGTCTCTTCTAGTTATTGGTGGTCTTGTATTTTTTACTTCATCAATATGGTATCCTAGAGCAGAAACAGGTGGAAATATTTTTGTAGTTATGATGAAAACAGTAATTAATGTAATTTTTAATATTGTTCCAATTTCTTTATTTGGATTTGGTATTGTTGCAGATATTATTAAGACAGAAGTAAGAGCTTCAATTCCTACGTTAAGTGCATTCTTTTCATTAATATTATTACGTTTAGGATTTTTATTATTTGGTTCTACAACATTTCCTTTATTTGCAAGTAGTGGAGCAGAAACAAATACAGCTACATATTGGTGTTCATTACCAGGATTAGAATTTCTTGAAAATCCTGTATTTCCTGGTTCAGTATTATCAACAACAATTATTGCATTTTATTATATTTGGTGGGCAATAGGAACACCTAATCAAACGGTTATCCTTGCATATATGTTATTTGCTTATTCTGCTTCATTGTTTCAATTTATTTTAGGAAATTGTTCTAGTTTATATTACCCATTACCATTTCTTCCTTTTGGTCCATCATCAACTGTTCTTATACAAACTACTTTATTAGGATTAATAATTTCAGGAAGTGTATATGGATTAATTTCAGGAATTTTTAGAAGTTTAGATCCTTTAGCTAATTTACGTATTCCTGGATTTCCTATTCCTGGAGCTCCTGTTCCTGTAACACCAGGTTCAGGAATAACATGTCCAGAAGGTAAATATTTTGATACTGATACTGGTCAGTGTTGGTGTAATCCTGGAACTTCAAAAAGTAGTGATGGAGTAACGTGTGGAAGTCCACCAATGAGATGCGGAGCATTAGCTAAATGGGATGATAGAAAAGGACAATGTGTAAATAATTCAAGTCTTTCTTCTGGTCAAAATGGACCTCAACAATCAGGAGTTCCTCAAGAAGGTGAACAAACATTTGTTGCAGAATTGTATAAAAATGGTCAATTAGTTACTGATTCAATTTCTAAGTAGTTAGAATTTTATAATAACCAATAATATTAGTTCCTGAATGTTTTTTTATTTCTTCTCCAACAACAACCATTGTAGGAACTTTTTGAACATCATATAATTTTGCTTCAGGTGAATCTAAATTAACAAATATCCATTCTAAAGGAAAATCTTCTTGTAATTCCTTTAGAGCAGGTTTAATTTGTTCGCATGGTGCGCATGTTGTTGATGTAAATACATATACTTTTTTCATTGTATTACTTTAGAATCTTGAATTAAATTCCGTGTAAGTCTTACAAACTTAGTTTTATTGATATTTTGTTGTTCTAATATATATCCATTTTTTTTCATTGTTTTTTGAAAAGCAGAGAAAAGTCCGATTTTCAAAGATGTCTTATCCAACTTATCAAAGTTTTCCATACACCATTCAATAATTTTATTGTGTTCTAAAGGAGGACCCATTAAAGATAATGATAGCCCAGGTAGAACATCTTCATTTCTGTCAACCTTTGTTTCTTCCTGAATTCCAGTAAGAACTTCTGTTGCCATCTTATCTACAATTGCATTGTGTATTGAATTATAATCTTTTTGTCCAGTATGAGCTTTTACATGTATGATTTTCCACTCTTTCAAATTAGAAAGCATTTCATGTAGGGGTTCAATTAAATCACGATGTTTTACATCACCTCCTTCAGTAGTTTTCCAATTCTTTTTTATCCACGATGGTAGCCATGTAGTCAAACAATTTTTAGAATATTGTGAATCTGTATAAATTTCTAATGAAGTAGCTTCTCCTAATTTTTCATATACAATTTTTACAGAATCATGAATAGCTTTTAATTCTGCACGTTGATTAGTTTGTGATTCTTCAGGTGGCATTTTTGTAGCAAATGACCATTCTTTATTATCTGGAAACCATCCTGCATAAGAAGCTGATGCACCTGATTTGCCATTGGACTTACAAGCACCATCAGTGAATACTTTCATTATTATATTTAGGTTGGTGTATAAAAATGGGCATCCGTTTTGTAATACATCGACTTAATATTGCTTGTTGTAAAGAAGTTGGATCTTCAATATGAAACCATACTCTATTTTTAAAAGAACGTTGTTCTAATTGTCTTCTCAACATTTGTTGGCATGCAAAAGTCAAAAATTCTGAATGCCAAATCATAAGAATTCTTAATCTAGCATGATTTTTAGGTATACGAGCAATCCACATATCAAACCATGGAGCAAAAGTTTCAACTGAAAATAAAACAGAAGCATCTACTTCTTCATATTCACAATTTGGGTGAGATTCTTTATACTCTTGCCATAAACGTATAGTTTCTCTATCATTCAAAGGTTCAAATAAAACATAATGAGGTGGTGGGAATTCCATTATTTATTTAGGAGTTTCATCTTTAGGTTCTAATACGCGTTTAATTGCAATACCTGCATCAACAATATATAAAGAATTTTCAGTCATTACTACATAACAACTTTCACATTTAAAAACGGTTTGAATAGTTGAAGTATATTCATCAGTTCCTTTAACTAAATATTTAGTAGCTCCTTGAACACCAATACAACATTTCTTTTCTACTGAATCACGGTAATAATCTAAGTAAATTGGTTTGTCTTCATCAATACTAACTTGTGCTGCTCTTAGAAGAACGTTAGCAGATGGAACGGACATTTATATTTTTCATATACAAATTTTAAACTTTCTGAACGCATTTTACTGCATCTTCCAATTTAAATCTTGATCTCATGTTTAGAGATGGAACTGAATCACGAGGTCTTTTCAGAATTTCATCTAGTTTTGTAGAAATAAGACCACGCAATTCAATAGCTTGAGGTTTTAGAAGTTTTGCAATTTCAAATAGAAAGTCTGCAAATTGTGTAGTATTTTCTTCTGATTGACCAGATTTAACTTCTACAATAGTATTTTGCAAATCTTCAATAACTTTTTGCATTGATTCTTGAAGTGCGCGTCCAGTTACAAGACCACGAGTAAAGAGATGAGTCAGAAATCTTGCATAACCTCTTCTGACATCTTTTTGCTTTGACCACAAAACAACCTTATTTTCAAATTCAGGATCTTCAACTTTAGGAAACAGCAAGGTTTCAGACATGTCATACAAAGAAGTAAACATTTGAACATGTGTTTCCAAATCTTCAGAAACTTCTGGGATTGTGTTATTTAGAATAAAAGCAAGATCTGCCATCAAACCAGCATAAGCTGAACCTTTAATAGCTTTATCAAACAGCAAGGTAGTAATTCTCAATCTGAATTCTTGATCACGTGATTTCAAAATTTGGAGAGCTTCATTAGAAAGTTTTTGCATTGTAGGTTGAGCAATTTTATTTAGAATCATAAATATTTCATCATATTGTGGATCATCAGTTTCACGAACACGGCGAACCATATCCACGAGAATTTTAGTTCTCCAATTATCTTCAGATTGTTTAGATATTTTCTTTTGAGGACGAGAAGGTCTATAAGCTGCAGGAACTAGACGAAGCTTAGAAATATTATCCATAATAAGTTTTGGTAATACAAGTTTTTCTACGAATCTCATTGAGTAAATTAGCGCATTAGTCATTTCCATTTTTTTATTCATGCTACTAATATGAAAACGAATTCGTTTTAAGAATAGCAGTGAAATAAAAAGAAATGGAATTCTCGAAATGGATTTTGTGGTATCACGATCCGGAAGTAAAAGATTATTCAATTGAAAGTTATATTAAAATAGCTGATTTTACAACTGTTAAACAATTCTGGACAGTTATTGATACAATTCCTAAAGAAGCATGGGAATGTGGAATGTTCTTCTTTATGAAAAATGATTGTCTCCCACAATGGGATGCACCACAAATGGAAAAAGGAGGAACATGGTCTAAAAAGATTGATGCTCAACAAGCACATACTTCATTTATTGATTTGATGGTTCATTGTATTTCTAATGAACTTCTTAATCAAAATAAAGAAACTCTTGCTGGTATTTCAATTTCTCCTAAAGGACAATTTCACATCATTAAAATTTGGAATACTAATAAGAAATTTTGTGATAAACAACTTCTGAACCAAAATTTGACTTACTTCAAAGTTTCAGAAGATGTTACGTATACTTTTAATGAATCAAGACCTAAGTAATTAGTAAATGTTATATAAAGATTATATTATTCAACAAATACATATTTTTTTAACATGGTTTATAACATTTTTTTTTCAATGGTTAACAAATGAAGGTGAAATTTTAGGATATATTTTAGGTGCAATACATATTTTATTTGCAGCTTCTTTATTAACCTTAGTTTTTGCAAGTCATACTATATTTCCTGAAACTATATATCAACTTGTAGCTTTTATATGTTTAGTTTTAGTATGGGTTCAACATTTATTTTTAAATGTGTGTATGTTTACTTATACTGAACGCAGATTTTCAGGACAACCTCCATCTGATTATATTTTAAATGAACTTTTAGCAAATTTCTTTGGAATACATCAAGATAAATTATTAGGTTCAATGGTTCTTATTGAATCTGTAGCAGTATGGTGTTTTGGTCTTGAATTATTAGCTAAATTTACGCCGTGCATGGCATCAAGCATAATTTTATTTCTCCAAGATTTGCAACAACGTATCTAAACATTATGAACCATCCATTCTTCATATGAATTTCTAAGTTGTTACATAAGTTTGTGCATTTAGTAAAAAGACCTAAATGCATTAATGAAAAGTTTCCAGAAACAATTTCATCACCCGTATGTTTAGTAATATTAAATTCAGATTCACCATCACCCATAGTAGTAGTTCTTGAAGCAAAATGTCCTTTACATGAAAAAGTTAATGAAGAACCAACATTAGTAATTTCAACAGTTTTAGCGGAAAGCAGAGTCATATCTCTACATAACTTTTGAAAATCCATTGAAGGCATCATAATTCTAGTACTGAACTCCGTATCAGGAAGTTTAATTGCAGGTTCATCTCTGTCAAGTAAATTCAACTTATATTTATGAACTTGTTTCTTTTCAGAATTTTCCATAATAATACATAATGAATTCAAATCATCTTGATCAACTTGAAACGTTATTGTATCATCATTAACTGCAGTTCTAATAATTCTATGTAAATGATCAGTATTAATACCAATAATAAATTTAGGTGTATTTTTATTATATGAATATTTTTCAAACTTATCTGCATGTAAAATCAAATGAACTAATACAGTTCTAGTATTATCCATAGCAATCATACGAATACCATCTTTATCAAAAATCAAAGACATTTCTACAAGAATAGAACGTAGAGCTTCAACTAAAGTTCGGATAGCACCAGTTTGAACAGTTTTTGCTTCAACTGCTAACATTTTTATTTTAAAAGGAGTTGTTCATGTAAGTTTCAAAAACGCAAAACGGAAATCTTAAATTTAATATTTCACACTAAAAAAAATGCCATGGCCTTTTAAAGATTATGACTTTTATGGTAATAGATATGTAAATATTGGAGATGAAATGTGGTATGATAGAGAAACAAGCAACCTACCAACTGAATGTGTAATCTGCATTGAAGCAGAAAATGAATTATATACTAAATATGCTCATCCAAAAGCACATTCAGAAGCACATATACAAGCAAATAACATTGCCGAATTGCTAGCTTTTAAAGATACAACTGAAGATTATCTAGATTATTACACGTTTCATTATGGAAAAGAATATATCAAGATATACAAAGAGTTATATAAAAAATACAAAGAAGAATATAGCAAAATTGTATTAAGTAGAACTTTTCACAAAGATGATAAAATATGTGAATATCATTCAGAATCTATACAATATCATTACGAACTAAACTAAATTAACTTGGAAATCCAAACTATTTACGATTTTTCATTGTTGTATGACGTTTAACAGAAACAATACGTCCATACTTATTTTTCATTAGATCATCTTTAGTCAAACCACCAGGAGTTTTCTCTGCAGAACCATTCCATACCATACGTCTTGAACCTTTTTTTAAAGTTTGTGATGGCATTTTATATTATTGTTTTAAAATAAAATGTTTTTATGGACATCATGGTATAATATTGAGGAAGAACATAGAAAAGAAGTTTTGAGATCTATTGAATTAAATTTAAAAAATCCTCTTATTACACAATTTAATTTATTATGTGAGATTCCCTTTATTTATGAACATCCTAAACTTAAGTGTATACCTATAGAAAAAAGACCATCATATCAAACTTTTTTAGATTTGTATGATTTTAATAATATAAATATTTTAATAAATTCAGATATTGTTTTACAATATAATATTTCACATTTAATTAAAAAAATGCCTCAAAATTCTGCATATTGTTTAACAAGATATCAATTATTAAATGATTATAGTTTACCTTTAAACGAATGGAAATGTGCTTTTTATGAAGAAGGACTTGCAGCAGTTAGTCAAGATGCATGGATAATTTATAAACCATTAAATCCTATACAAAATTGTTCAGATATTTTAATGGGTATTCCAGGTTGTGAAAATAGATTTTCATTATGTTTGCATAGATCTGGACTTATAGTATCTAATCCATCGTTATCAATACAAATATTTCATAATCATTTATCTGAAAAACGTAATTATACTGATTCTTATCATGATAAATATGAAGGTTTAGGTATTCGTCCAACTGTTTTAGCACAAAAATTTAGTTTATTTAAACAAACAGTAAAAACATTGATTTATGCAGAATTAATACCAAGCGCAGAAAACTCTAAACCAGATAGTTATAAATTTTTATAAAAATTAAATTATAAATTTACTCAAATCTTTTTTAAGATGGGGATAAATTTCATATAAGCGTGTCAACTCTTCAATTGCTTCTTTTAATTTTTTTTGAATAGAAACTTTCTTTGATGATGTTCCTTTCCATTTAATTTTCTCAGTTTTCAAATCAATTCCAAATCTATCTCCATGTCCACCATTAGCTTTAATATACCAAATATGTGTTGGCAATTCAGGAATACCTTCTGGTAATTTTGCAGTTCTAGCTTTTGGGTTTTTATTTAAATTTTGTTGTGATTGTGTTACAAGTCTCAAATTTTCTTTACGATTATCAAGACCATCTCTATTAATATGATCAATCGACATTTTTGCTCCTTTTCCAGGAAATACAACATTATTCATAATAAAATTATGGAGATATATCATTTTTGTTTCTCCATTTATTATTGTTTGACAGGCTATATAATAACCGTTTGATGCACTATGCCATTGTCTTGCTTTAACTCTCTCTAAATCATCTTTATCAACTTTAAATTTTACATGAGTTCCTTTTGAAGTTACGGTTGCTTCAATGTAATCATCAATTTCATTATAAATTATAGGAATTCCTTTCACTCCTCCTCCAAGTTTTCTTTTTCTACCTTCATTTTCACCAGGAATATGATCCATATTTTGTGTCTCATATTTTTGGTTATTATTGTTTTCCATTTTTATTATAGTATAATTGCTACTGTGTAAATTACTGGGTGACTTACTAGTTGGAATAAGCTAAACCGCCCATGCCGGACATTACACGGAGAACGTTGTAGTTTAGTGCGTATACTCGGACTTGAGCAGTGCGTGCACCAATTACGGTGTTGAGAGATACGGAGAGTTGAAGAGTGGCCTTGTCAATACGAGAAAAGTTACAAGATCCAGAAGGTTGGTGTTCTTCAGGGCGGAGAGCAAATGAGTATACGTTGATACCAGTAGAAGGGCAACGAGAGTGATGTTGGTAAGGTTGAACCTTGTCGAAATAAGAACCTTCGCGTTCCGTGAAACGATCTTGGCCGTTTAATTGGAGTTTGGCAACTTCTACAGGGTTCTTGCCTTCGCAACGAATACCGGAATCTAAAATTACTTTGGCAAGTAAGTAATTTACACCAGTATCGAAACCAGCATTTTGACCAGCACCACCAGAAGATGCTAGTTGACCAGGTAAGGCGGTAGTTCCAGATGCGAACAAACCAGAAGCACCTTGAGTTCCTTGGTTACCAAGAAGCATGGTTGCTTGAGGAGAAGTTACACTGCTACCAGTAGCTAAGAGAGACATAATGATACCTTCCGTGGAGAAGTCATCAGAGTAGTTGAAGGGCTGTTGACCACCTACAGTAGAAATCCAATCTTGGAATGAGCAATCTACGAAGGAATCGCGTTGAACTACCCATTGAAGTTCCTTTACAGGGTGATTGAAATTGAGTTGAATCTTGTTAGAAGAAGAAGTAATGGACTCAGCACCAGTATATTGAACTTGTTCAATTAAATATTCATGAGATTGTTGAGCAAAACGACGACGTTCTTCCGTGTCAAGATATACGTAATCAATGTAAATAGATGCAGCAGCTAAAGAAAGAGCGTTAGGGCGTTCTGCATTACCATCAGTAGTTTCAGCATACACGCAGTTTTCCCAGATTTCGAAATCTACGTTAATACGAACTTCGTGGTATTGAAGAGCAATTAAAGGAATTGCAAGACCAGGGTTACGGCAGAACCAGAATTGAAGAGGAACATAAAGAGTCTTCATGGGAGTTCCAGCACGAGACAAACAAGAAACGGTGGTTTCAGAACCAGC